TTTTCTAACAGAGTTTCTTCTGTATCTTCTGCTCTAATAACTACTTCAGATAAATTACAGAATTGATATGGTCTCAATATAATTTCACTACATGGATTGCAACCAAATTCATAATCAGTTTTACGTCTACCATTTTTTTCTGCTTGTTTAATAGCAGACTTACGATTAAATATACCACGTTCTCCCGATTTACTCTCTACAAGTGCCAACCACTCACGCATAAATGTTTCCATACTAATTTTACCTTTGTATGCAATACTATTATTAGCTAATGCACGTTGACCCTCATTTTCCCACCACTGACCTGATTTAGCATATCTCATTTGATCATCACCTAAATTAGATAAACTGATAAGAGCAGAGCGTCTTACTCCACCTACTACAACTACTTCACCTATCTTACACATAAGATCGTGACACTCAATAGGATAGAGTCTTCTACCTGCTGCATTTTTAAACATATTAATGCAAAATCTATATAAATCAACAAGTGGTTCAGGACCTGATGCTCTACCACCAAATGTTTTAAGTCTAGCACCTGCGGGTCTTACATCTTCAACGTCAAACTCAGGAACTTGTCCTACATATAACATTGCAATAAGTTCACGTAATGCTTTTGCCCAACCTGAACGTGAGTCACCTACTTTAATAATTGTAGTGCTGTCCTCAAAGTGTTCATTAACAATAGGAAGTTTATCTATATTTTGTCTTTCTACAGAGAATCCTACACCAGTTCCACACATAAGAATGTACATACATTCATCAAAAGCACGAGGGCTATCAACAGGTAGATAAGAACAGTTATACCCTGCTACATGACACTTATCAAGTGCTTTACCTGCAGTCATTAATGCTCTCATACTTGGCATTACTTGTAAATCTGTAATGTAATGAAATAATCTATCTTGTAACTCATAATAAACTTTTTCATCAAAGTTATATTTTTTAACTAAATGCTCTTGCATGTAATTTAAATATCTATCTACAGTTTCTGACCACTCTTCTCTTCTGTTTTCTTCAGAAATCCACCGAGCATATCGTGAAAGTGCTATAAAGTTTTGGTAGTCTGTAGGCAATGTTATGTTATTCATTTGTATATCTCCTCACTTATTATCCTAAAGTTTTTTATATTAGTACCCTCTAAATCGTGAAAAGATTCTCTGACGAAATCTTCTATTTCATCATCAACTTTACCATCTGCAGGTACAGCATACTCATCAGTATCTATATCTAGTGTTAACATTATTTTAACTCGTATTGTCATTTTTTGTCTCTATTAGTTTAGATAGATACCATTGTGCTTTTTTCAAGTCCTCTACACCATTTTTATAATTAAATCTCCATAAATATTTTAATATATTTCCTTGAAGATAAGAATCAAAATGTTTTCCAGTACATGCTTTTATAGCATCTATACACTCTATGCCATATTGATTGTAATGAGGTGGATGATTAACCATATCTGAATTTGGTCTAGTATCCTTTTCAAAATCTATTATCTCTTTTATAGTTGGTTTTTTCATGCTTCACCTCTTGTCTTTGTTTTAAAATTAAGTTTTATAACTTTACCTTCTTTAAAATTTTCTTTAGTTTCTTCAGGTTCTTTAATAAATTCTTCTAATCTATCTGCTAGAGTAGGGTCTTTTTCCATCAAAGCTACTGTACTTGCTACTAACTGTGATAAATGTATTAAACTATCTACACTTTCTTCAGGCATAGGATTGTCTCTAGATGTTATAATATTTATTCTAAGACCACCTGTCCATGAATTATCTTTGTATAAATCAGGAACAAGTTCTATATAACAAGCTGCAGGATTTTTATTTGGTATTTTCTCTATCATAATTATCTCCTTAATTTTGTACCCATAAACTTTATAAATTTAGGGTGGTTGTTTTTACCTTTTTCTTTTAGCCAGTCTTCAGGTATGATTCTATTATAAAATCTAAACCCATATCGTATGCACCACTCTGCATAAGATGATTTTGCACCCTTTCTAAGTTTTCTATTACTATTTGTAAATACAAATCTTATATCTAAACTAGGGTGCTGTTTTTTTATACAGACATGTTTTCTTCTATCTGCAACAGTAAATATTCCTTTTGTTTCTATAATAATTCCATTATTTAAAACAAAATCAGGGGTATAGGTGCGATATGCAAGGTCTTCCCACTCTATCTTAACTTTCTCATAAAGAAATTTTACCTTATGCTCTTTTAAGTAGTTGGCTACAGTATCCTCTAAACCACTCCTATACCCATTTTTACGTGCTATTTGTCTAGCACTATACGCTGACATTAGAAATAAAATCTAAATGGTAAATCAGTTGTAGATGTATGCCCATACCCAAGTGCTTTCATCTCTTCACGAACTAGTTTTTCAGCTTCTTTTCTTTGTTCTAATGCATTACGTAATCCCTCTGATCTACGTTCTCTATATTCTTTTTTCATTGCGATAAGTTCTTTTTCTTTTTCTTTAATCATATCTGCCATGTCATCTAATTTTAAATCTGTCATATTACATTCTCCTTATTTAATTCAACATATGACACAATCTTTGGAAATTGTGCCTTAGACATAACTGCTGGTGCTTCAACTAAATTTTCCCAACATGCCTTTTTAAAATCGCAAAAAGTACAATTTTTGCTTAAAACTTTGTTACCTGTACGTTTACCTCTAAATGTTTCTTCTTCAGGCTCAAAGCATCTTTCAAATTTATTTTCTTTTACTTTTTTTAAAGTGGCTTTTATATTATCCATCTCTTTTTCTAAATTTAAATTATGTGCAGAAACATATTTATACTTACCATTAGCTTTGTTAACAACCCACCAACCACCTACTTTTGTTTTTGTGGCTTTGGCATAACCAGCTAACTGTGATATATAACCAAAAGCATCTCCCTCATTTAATGTTTCAAAAGATTCAAATTTGTTTTTGTAAGACCAATCTGATGCAGACTTAACATCATCTACAGCACCATCTATAATTAAATCATAACTACCTGTAACTACACCCTCTTTTAATTTTAATTTAGTTTTTTTAGAGTCTGTATATTCAACACCAGCTGCTTTTAGTAATCCTTTAAAAACAGCTTCAACAATATCTCCTAATAACATATTCATTAAAAAATTCGTAGGTTTAGGCTCTGCCAACTCTGGTTTGTTTTTTTGAAACCAAAGTTGACAAGTTGGTCTGCCAATATTTGACATACGTAAACTAAATTTATCTCTACTAATACCACTACTAAATTGTCTTTTTAAAGCAGCAGTTACATCTCTACCAACTTGCCTAATTACATCTTTAGGCATAGTAGTTTTTCCCTTAACAGCATCAGTCATAAACTGATGTAGTGATAATTCAGCAGGATGTGTCATTAGTTATCTTTATCCATTTCTACATCTATAAATTGATCTACAGTGTCAATATCATCATCAGACATTTGCTCTTGTTTAGCTAATTGTCTAGCAACAATTTCTTCTTGCATTTTATCTAACTTAGGTTTAAACTGATTAGCTTTCTTTTCTAGCTTTTCAATGTCTCTCCAAGTTTCTATTTCTTCTTCTATTTCATCAGGAGTTCCAAAGTTAGTAGCA